GGTGTCGCGCGGTCAGCTGCGTGATCTGCAGCGTATGGGATCGGTGTATTGCTACGAGCTACTGCACTGTCGTCCGGTTCCGGCAGTGGCTCCGGCGTACAACCGGATTCAGGCACAGCATCTAAGGGAACTAGCGTTATTTCATGCGTGGCGGGAGGAGATTCGCTCGTGGCCTCTATATGAAGCGACTCACCCCCTCCCTGCATGCGCTCCAGCTGCATGCTCAGATGCGTGATGCGACCGCTGGACTTCTGGTACTGCTCGTTCAGCGCCACCATCAGCTGGCCGATGTCGTCGTTGCGCCCGTCAACCGGCTTGGCCTGCACCAGCTTGGATGCCGCCTTGAACTTGATGTCCATCATGTAGCTGTCCTGAATGAACGGCTGCGTTGCCAGTTCGTGCAGCGCCTCCAACCCGTCGGCAGCATACACCGTGGTCAGGTGGCGGATGCGCCGGTCCAGCTGCTGTGAGGTGGCGCGCTCCACGTCGGGGTGCTCGGCGACCGCCTTTTGCACGGCCATGAAATGCCCCTGTACTTCGGGGATCATCTGGATCGCATCGCGCACGTCGCGCACCTTCACGCGCAGCAGGCGCGCGGCCACGATCATGTCGCCGCGCGCGTCGGTCAGCGCGCGGCACACTTCGGGCACGTTGTAGTTGAGCAGTTCGCTTTCCATCGGCAGGTTCATTGCGTGATGGGGATCGGATCGCGCTCAGGCTCCTTGTCCTCGCCCTTGCGCAGGTTCTCGATGGCGCGCTTGGTGGTCGGTCCCGGCGCGCGCGGCGGGCCCAGCATCGGCGGGCGGATGCCCAGCTTGCGCGCCTCCTCGCGGATCGAGGCGGTGGCCGCATCGCGGTCCTCCTCGTCCATGTGCTTCCACTGCTGGCGAATCTTACCAGCGCGCTTCTGCAGCACGTCGCGCTTCTGGAACACTTCAGTAGACCCGCGCTTGGCCTCGTAGTGCGGATCGACCACCCGCACCTGCGCGCCGATCAGATTCCCGGCGGTGACGAAGGGATGCTCGCCGATATTCTTGACCACGCCCGTGAGGTAGTCGGCCAGATAGTCGGCGTTTTGCTGGCGGTAGGCTTCGGCGGCGGCGTGCGCGGTATCGCCCAGCGGCGGCACGGTGCTCTCAACAATATTGGCGAGCGTGGCGGGCCTGTCGCCCATCGGCTGACCGCCGAAGTGCTCGCCCGAGAACTGCTGCTGCAGACCACGCACCATCGGATGCACCTTATGCGTGATCCACTCCGGGCGCTCGCCGCTCAGAATCTGCGCGGGCTGCTTGAGGAACAGCAGCATGTCCAGCGTGGTACGGAACGGCGCGCGCAGGTAGATGCCATTGCCTTCCTCGTCGCGGCCCGAGAACACGCGCGTGGGCGCAATCACATCGCCGATCCCCTCCGAGCCCTTATTCTGCCAAGTGAAGTGCCCGCCCGTGTTGCCGTGCTTGTCCTCCTCGTCGTACAGCGCGGTGGCCGTGTAGTTCCACGCCTGCATCGAGGTCTGGAACATGATGTAGTCGCGCATCAGCGCGGCGGCGAAGTCGTCGCGGTTCTGGTGCACCAGCTTCATCGCCTGCTCCGGGGTGAAACCGCGCTGGCGCAGCGCCGCCTGCAAGGTCTTGTCGTGCGCAATGGAGCGCGTCAGCTGCCGCAGCACGGTGGAGGTATAGCCGCGCGAGAAGAAGGTGGACCCCATGCCCTTCCACCAGCCGGGACGCATCTCGGCCTTGGCGAGATTGCCCGCCATCGTGTTCGACTTGCGGATCGCCATCAGGTGCGCGGCCTGCTCCGGCGCACCTTTCTTCATCAGGTCGGCCTTGGTCATGTCGTAGAACATCGCCTGCCAGAAGTTCACCGACTTCGCCATCCAGTTGTGCGAGCCGATCCAAGCCGCGTAGGTCTTCTCGCTCATGGGGTGCTTTCGCATCAGCTTTTCGACCGCGCCCATCTGCGCGCCGGTGGGCAGGTCGGTCTGCCGCACCGGGAACTGACGGTAGCCATCGGCACGCATGCGCTGCATCTGTTCGCGGTTGCCCAGCATCTGCACCGCGCGCTGGTGCGAGTCGGGCGTCCACCACGGGTTGGATTTAAATTCGAACGGCGCCATGCGGCTTGCCACCGTGAACATGTGGAACGCCGGGTTGAGCATGGTGGCGTTGACCGAGCCCTGCATGGTCTGCTCCAGCCCGCGCCAGAAGCCCAGCTGCTCCTCGAAAGCCATCGGGTCGCGCGCCTGCAGCATCTGCTTGACCTGCGGAAACGACTTCTCTGCGATCTGCAGGTAATTGCCGCCGGGCAGGCGCGTGGCCCACATCGGCAACTCGCGGAAGCTGGCCCCTTCCTGCTTCACGGTATCTCCGTGCGCGGCGCGGTTCAGGTTGACGGCCTCGCCGGTGCTGACCAGCTTGCGCTGCAGCTGCTCGCGCGCCAGCAGGCGGCGTATCTTCTCGTTCTCCACCGCCATCGCCTCCGGTGTCCTGGGCGGATCGCCCAAGTCCAGTTCCTCCTGCGACCAGCGTTGACTCAATCGCTGGCTCGCGATCTCGCGCAGGTGGATGTTCTCGTCCTCGATTGCGGAGAGGGTGCCAATGTCCTTGCGCTTCTGCTTGGCGCTGCCCGCGTTGGCTTTGTTGCGCTTGACCGCCGCCATGTCCTCCATGCCCGTCATGCGCGCCGACTCGACCAGATTGTCGTACTGCCACGCGATGCCGTGGCCGCGCCCCCCGGCTCCGGCCCCGATCTGCCCGGCATCGGTCATGCCGGTCAGCGACTGCACCGCTTCGCGCACGGCCTTGAGCATGCGCTTGGGGTTGAACCACGGATTGGCGCTCAAGCTCCCCGGCCCGCCGCCGTAATAGTCGTCACGCATGCGTGCGAAGCGCGCCTCCTCGTCTCCGCCCAGCGAGTAGTGCTTCTTGGTGCCGCCAATCTCCTCGTGCAGCGCCTCCTCCAACCAACTCTTGCCGTTGTCCTTGAGCCAGTTCTCCTCCGAGATGTAGTGATTCTCGTAGAGCCGCTGCAACATGGTGTCGATGTCCGCGCCGCCCTTGCGGAACACCGACAGGCCCGACTTGGTTTTGTAGCTGCCCTTGGTGTCGCCCACGATGTCGAGCATCTGATCGCGCGACAGCCCGCCCAGCTTGGAGATCGCGGTGGTGAGCGAGTCGGTGGTCAGGTCCAGCCCGCCGCGCGTCTCGGCCTTGAGCTTGGCGGGCGGGCGCGGGGGCAGGGGCAGCGCGGGCGCCTCGGCGGGCGCAGGCGCTTCTTCCGGTGCGGCAGCGGCCCCGCCGGGCGGCAGCGGCAAACCACCGGGCTCCGGTGCGGGCGGCGCAGGCGGTGCGCCCGGCTCCTCGTACACGCTGCGGTCGTAGGGCCGGGCCCGCACGTTGATTTGCTCGCCCTCGTAGTCGCGCGCCGCCGCTTCGACTTGGGTGCGCACCTGATCGCGGTAGCGTTTGGCCGCGCGCTGCAACTCGGGGATCGTCATGTCCGCCAGATCAGCGTAGCCAGACTCTTCCGGCTCCAGGTTGCGCACCCGGTCCTGCAGCCGGTTGAACCACATGTCCTGCTTCTGGCCCTCGGTCGCGCTCTTGAACAGGTACTCCTCGATCTTGGTGCGGAAGGCGATGGTCTGCTTGTGCTGGTAGCCCCGGCCCTCCTCCGTGCCGCCGGTGCGGCGGCTGGTGTCCTCGACCACATGCACGCCAGCGGCCACATCGTCCGGGCTGGTCAGGTCGTAGCGCGCGGTGCTCCTGCCGGAGAAGTCTAGTTCGCCCTCGGGAATCGGCGGCTCGTAGGGCGGGCGCGGCAACTCCGGCCCCTTCGCCACGGTCTGCCCGGTGAAGTCCAGGCGGGCGCTGTGGCCGGGCGAGGGCGGGACGGGCGGCAGTTCGCCCTGCGGCGGGGGCGGCAAACCGCCCAAATCGGGCGCAGGTGCGATTGGCGTTTGCTCTGGTGCCAGAGCACCAACCTGTTGCACAGGAGGCGTTGGCAAGGCGGGCTCGCCGACTGCTATGGGCGGCTGATCGCCGACCTGCACGCTGCCCGGCACCTCGCGCTCGGTGGCGGGCGGACCCTTGAGGCGCGGCTTCTTGGACGGGGCAATGCGGTCGAACTCGAAACCGCCCACGTTCTGCGTGATGTCGGCGTTGGGGAACTCCGGCTTGCTGGGCTCCGGAAGACCGCCCAGCGCCGGTTCGGGACGGCGCTCCAGGGGCGCGATGTCGCGGCCCAGCGGGCTAAATTCCGGGCCCGTGACTTCGGGGTACTGGCCCAAGCTGGGCTCAGTGCGCGGCACACCGCCCGGTGGCGTCGGGGCGGGCGGCATGGGACCGGGCGGCGAGGGCGGGCGCGGGGCGGGCGGGCGGGACAGTCCTTGCCCTTGCCACGGCACCTGCGGGGCTGCGCTCGGACGCAGCGGCGGGCCGCCCCTGGGCAAGCCACCATAGATCGCCAGCCACGCCCACGGATCGAGTGCGGTGCGCGCCACCACCGCGGCGTTGGGATAGCCTGCATCGGCCAGCGCCTCGCCTGCCGCCATCGCCGGGCGCGAGGGATACTCCATGAGGTGCCCGAAGCGTTGGCTCTGCTGCTCTCCGCCGCGCGTGCGCGGGGCGTAGGTGAGCCCGCTTTGCACGCGGTTCACCACGTCGGCTGCGGACACGCCGGGCACCGGCAGCGCCGCCATGCCCGAGAGTCCGGCCACCGGCGCGGCCACCATGCCGCTGCCCAGCGCCAGCGCGTTCTCGGCGAACGGGGTGACGTAGCGTTCGTAGAAGTCTAGCCCCGCCGAAGGTCCAGGCAGATTGACCGGCTTGGGATTGCGGTACGGGGCGGGCACCGCCGGGCCGTGCGTCTTTTTAGCTTCGCCCAAGGCAATTCGCGCGCGTTCTTTAAGCAGAATCTCACGCGCCGCTGGATTCTTGTTGACGCGCAGTTCGCGGTCGATTGCCTGCAGGTTTGAAGACCTTGCCGCCTGTTCCTCCTGCCCCACCTGAGTATCGAACTTGCGCTGCTCGGCCTCGTGCTCGGCGGGGCCCAGCTTGCGCAGCGGCGGAAGCTCGACCACGATCTTGCCCGCTGGCCCTGGAGGAGGGGAGGGCGCGGCGTAGTCCTGCCACGGTCCAGCCGGTGCGGCGGTCTGCCCGCCCTCCTTGATGGGACCGTAGTCCTGCCACGGTCCCCTCGGCCCCGCTGCTGGCTCGGCGGGTGCCGCACTCTCGTAGTCTTGCCACGGTCCCGCCACGGATCAGTCCGCCTTTTCCCAGCTGCCCGGACTGCCGGGATCGCCGCCCTTGAAGCGGTAGCCTTTCTGGACGGTGCCAATCGGCGGTGCCGCAAGCTGCGTCGTACCAGCGGCTGGTTGATCGACCTCCTTGCCTTCCTTCGTCTCGCCGATACCCGAGATGCCGTTGAGCATTTCTTCCAGCGAGTCGATGCGCGCGCGCTGATCGCGCGCCGTTTCGAATGCCGCAGGCAGCGCCTTCGGATCGATCATCGGGTTGTTGATGATGTTCATCGTGGCACGCCAGTTCTGCATCTCCTGCTTGTACTTCTCCAGCGTGGAGCGGTACACGGCGTTGTTCATCAGCGTGCCGGTCCTGGCCTTGGTTTCGTATGCCTTGAGCTTGCCTCGGTCGATCTCGTCCTTGCGTTCCCACTTCTCTTTCAAGTCGGCGTAATGCTGGGCGCGCAGTTCGCGGTCGCGGTCACGGCCCTCCTGCACCCCAGCGGCGATGCGCTCGGCGGACTCGATACGGCGGTCGGCCATTCCCATCCGCATCTCGGCCTCGTAGGTGCGCAACCATGCGTTCTGCGCGGCCTGCGCTGCCGCCATCTCCTTCGCCATGATCGGATTGGCGCTCCTCACCATCTCAGGCAGATCGCGAGGATCGACGCCTACGCGCTTGGCGGCGCGGATGAACTCCATCATGTCGGGGCTCTGCAGGAAACTCGGCATGCCCATCTGTGCGCCGGGCGCTCCTGCGCCAGCGGCGGGCTGCTCCATCGGCGGGGCGGGCAGGCCACCGGGCGCCTGCGACATGCCGCCCGCCAGCGGATCGCCGGGCGCGGCGGCACCACCGGGCACCACCGAGGCGCCGTCGGGCACGGGCAGGCTGGGCGTTCCACGTGAAGCCTGCGGATCGTTGCGGTTCAGGATCACCTGCACCCCCGGCTCGCCCACGGCGCGCACGGTCGGGTTGCCCGCTGGATCGAGCCCCACCGGGCGCTGCGCGTCGGGCCGCATCGGCACCTGCGTCTGGCCGGTGTCCAGCGCGCCGGAGCGAAGCGACAGGAGCGGGGGCAGGCGCGAGGCCATGCCCTCGCCCAGCGCGTCGGCGCGCAGCGGACGGTAAAGCGGCTCCTGCATCCCCTGCGGCCCCGGCAGCGGCATCCCCTGCATCGCCTGTGGCGGAGGCAGCGGCACGCCCGGCGGCACGCCAGCCATCAAGGTCGGCGGGCGCGGCAACTGACTTACCTGCGGCGGCGGATACATCCCCGCCGGTCCCGGCTGCGACATCGGCAGCGACTGCTGGCCGGGCATGGGCGGCTGCGGCAGCGGCACCTGTTGCGGGGCTTGGTGCGCTAGTTCGTACCACGTCTGCCCTAGCAGCGGCTCGGCGGCGAGCCTGCGGCGCTCGGCCTCCACCGCCATCTGCGCGCCCAGCGCCTGTTGCGCGTGCAGCCGGTTGATCGGCATCTGCTGGAAGGCATCGACAAACCCCTGCGCGCCATAGAACGGCATCGTTGTCTCCTTAGTAGCCGAAGGCCGCCGACCACTGCGAGGGCGTGGCCGTGTTGAAGGCGTTGGCAAGGTTCGACCCGCTGCTGCTGCCGCCACCGCCCCCGAATGCCTGCCCGAAACTGCCGTTGTTCCAGGCGTCGTTGATCGCGCCGATGCCCTGGAACGCCGCATTCATGCCAGAGGATTGCTGCTGCGCGTTGAAGGCGCGGTCGGTGTTGAACTGCTGGTTGGCGCTGTTCAGCGCGCCTTGGCCTTGGTACAGGTAAGGAATCTGCAGCTGTTGGAAGGCCGAGAGCGGGGCAAGCTGGTAGTTCTGGATGTTCTGGCCGTATTGGCCCAGCTGCCCCTGCTGGTAGGCCAGCTGGTTCTGGCGTGCCTGCAGCGGAGCCATCGCCCCCTGCTGCAGCATCTGCGGGGCCATTTGGTAGAGCATCATTGCGGTCGTAAAATCCTGCCCGCCCATCTGGTTCGCCGCGATCCCGCCCTGCAGGCCCATCCCCATCCGCTGCAGCAGGTTGTTCTCCCAATCGATGTCGAAGTTCGACAGCGCCTGCGACTCAAGCCCGGCGGCATAGGGCGAGGTGCCAAGCCCCCGCGCCGTGCTGGCTGCACGCGATTGCTGCTGCGTCTGCTGCGCGAGCCGCTTGCGCAAGAGGTCTTGCGGATCGAACCCCGCGTCCATCATGCGCTGCCCGTACTGCCAGATGGTATCGCCCAAGCCTGCGAAGCGGTCGCCGTACTGCGTGTACAGCGGCGCGAGCCCGCTATACATGTCGCCCGCCTGCTGGTTCGCGTGCATGTACGGTTGCCAGTTGAGGCCCATGCCTTGATCGTAGAGGCTGCGCGCCTGCCCCCCGGAGAAGGCGGCCAGCGCGTTGGTGTAGTCCCTGTTCTTGGCATTGGCCTGCCGCCAAGCATTGTCTTGCTCCAGCAGGTGCCACTTGTTCAATGCGCCGGTGTCGCTGCCCCCGCCCTCATCATCGCTGCCGAACGCATCCATGATCCCGCCGACCGCGCTCACCGCGCCCAGCGCGAGGCCCACCCAATGCGGCTGCAGGAAACCGTGCAGCCAGCACACCAGCCGCACCAGCGGATTAATCGAGTCCATGCGTCTTGACCTCCTCGTCCCAATGATCGCCGTTCCAGATACACATCAGCTTGCCGCCCGGCGACAGGCACATGATGCGGTGATAGCGCCCGGCCTCGATGGTCAGGCTCTGCGGCTGGCCGGGCCCGCCGACATCGACGTAGGGCGCGGCGAACGGTATGCCGTCAGCATCGCCCAGGAAAACCCGGAAACGTCCCAGGAACACGCTCACATGCGAGTACGCGTGCTTGTGCATCTCGCGCACCGAGGGGCGCTGCGTCAGGAACGTGTTGACCTTGACGAACACGTTGTCGGCCTCGCGAAACTCGATGTCGGGCTCGCGCTCGCCGGGGCGCTCCGGCTCAACGGCCAGTGTGCCCGTTCGGTGGAACAACGACTGCATCAATCTGCCTCATGTTGTCTATCGAACGCTCGCGCTCGTGCTGCAGGTAGCTTTGCATTGCCGTGGCCTGCTGGTGCAGCGCGCCCGACAACTGCTGCGTCTGGCCCTGCTGCTGGCGCAACAACTGGATCATCTCCACCAGCAGGTGCGTCTGCTGCGTCATGCCGCAGGCTTCGTGCTCCTCGCTTTGTCCGGTGATCTGGTTGGTCGTGACGAACTTCATCCAGGCGTGGCACTTCTCGCCCACGCACTCGCGCGAGACGAACGGACAGACGTTTTTCTTGGCGAACACGCTCACCACACGATCCCGGTGTTGGCGATGATCGAGGGCTGCATGTTCTGCGCCACGCCCGACAACGCGGTCCCGCCGCTCGCGCTGATGGTGTGGGTGTGATCGGGTTGGGTGCTTGATGTGAAGCTGGCTGGGGCTCCGAATTGAGCCGGCTGCAGCGTGACAGATTGGGCATTAAACCCGCTGCTGAACGACTGAATGTTTGTCGTGTGACTGTGCGAGCCGCTAGGGGAAGCTGAAGCGGTGAACGTGTGCGTATGCGTCTGCGCCTGCTGGTCCCCGCCCGCCCCACCGAGCGCCGCGCCGTTGACCCCGCTCACCCCGGCGGTGACGCGGCCCGCCGCACCCCCGCCCATGTCGTCCTTGCCCACGACCGTGCGGCCACGGCAATCGGGCAGCGTGAAGCTAGCCCCGGCCCCGCCGTAGGTGTAGCCGATGCGCGCGAACAGATCGGCACCCGCACCCGCTGTCGCAATCGACTGACCGAAACACAGCAGCACATCCGCCGGTGTGGTGGCCCCGGCGATCTGCACGTAGCTCGCGAGCGGCCTGCCCCCGCCCCAGCAGCCATGCACGATCTGAAACGCCGCCCCGCTCCAGAACACGCCCACCGGCTTGCCCGCGCGAAGCTCCCCGCCGGTGCAGCCGTTGCCGCTGACCTGCACGGCCTGCGCGCCCAGCCCGTTGATGCTCAAGGTGGTCGCGCCCGTGTTGGTCGCTGCCGGGATGAACCAGAACGCGGCCCCGATGATGTAGGCGCCCGGCGAGATCGCGGCATTGCCGGTGACGGCGTTGGTGCCCGCCACCCCGGTCAGATAGTTGAACGCCCCGTCCTGCACTTGGCTCGCGCGCGGCAGATGCGCCCGCGTGGTCGCAGGCAATGCCGTCTGCGGCTGCGTGAACACGTTGGCGACATTCAGCTGCGGGGTCAGCGACAGTTCCGCCCCGTTGTTGTTCACCTGACTGACGATGAACGAGAAGTCCTGCATGACCTGCGTTGCGTCGGCCACCGTGCCGTTGGTCAGCGTGATGGGCAGCGCGCCGATGATTGCCATGTCTTAGGCCACCTGTTGAGTGTTCATGTACCCGAGTTGCTGGTAGCGCACCCATGTGCGCCCGAGCGCGACCCCGCCTTGGGCCGTGCAGCGCACTTGAAACTGGATGCGCTTGAAGATGATCGGCTCGGTCCACGGCACGTTGAGAATCTGGCTGATGTAGCTCGATGCCGCCCATTCGAACTCGCCCCACGTCACCGAGCCCCACAGCGCGCCCACGTTCAGGATCGTGATGGTGGCCTCGTTCAGCGACGCGCCGAACTCGTCCTGCGCCTGGATGATGTACTGCGAGGACTGCGAGGAGCGCCCCAACTCCATCGTGGTTTCCACGATGGTGTTCATGTTCATGTCGCCCTGATCGCTCATGAGCGAGCCTTGCATGAAGCATTCATAGACCACGCCGTTGTCGGTGTAGACCGATTGCGCCGATTGCTGCGTGGGCGAGGACAGGAACAAGACCGCGCCATGCGTGGAAGAGGACAGCACGAACTGCTTGCCCAGCGGCGAGGCGCAGTCGTAGCGGAAGGTGTGCGGCCCGTTCCAGCGCCGGTAGCGTTCATCGAACCAGAAGTCCAAGCCATCCTGCGCGATGCCGTTGATGACCGTGTCCAGGCTGATGCGGTACACGCCCGCGTTGTAGCACCCGGCTGCGCGCGACTGCTGCGCGGGTGTGGCCTCCGCGAAGGGCAGGCGCAAGTCGGGCAGGCCGTCGGGATCGCCGCGCCGATTGTTGAGCGGGATGACCATGCCCGCCACGTTGACGACGTAGACCCCGTCCGCGCCCATGAACTTCAAGCCCTCTGGCGTGTTCCAGCACGAGCGCGGCGCGAACGTGCCCACGTTCTCGGCCAGCTGCTGCACGAGCAGGTTGCTTTGCGGGAGCGTGTCGATATCGCCGGTCACTTGCCACATCGACATCTTGGAACCGGCAGTGGACTCAACCGATGCCTTGAACACGATCAGCGCGCCCAGCACGCCCTGCACGCTGGTGCCCATCGCCAAGGGGGCCAAGGCGCTGATCGGCGTGTCGTCGCCGAAGGTGAGCACTTGGATCGGGGGACCGGCGGTGCGCTGGAGCGGGAGCAGAACGTCGCTGAACTCGATGGCGTTGTTGACCGCGTAGTAGGCGCGATTGTTGTAGTTGACCACCGCCGTTGGCACGTCCGCGAAGCCAGTCAGCGCCGTGTCCGCGCAGTCGTAGATGGGCGCGAGCGGAATGTTGACGTCGATGTAGCCGATGAACTTGCCCGGTGTGCCGTCGTAGCCCGGATGCGTGATCAGGATGTAGGGCCCGACTTGCGCCATCGTCGGCGGATTCCACTGGCCCACCGTGGCCTGCGTGAGGGGCAGGTTGAGCGCGCCAGCGCCCGTCACCGGAATGAATACGTTGTCCAGCGTGTCGTAGCAAAACGGCTCATCGAACGCGCCGAAGGTCGAAGTGGACACCATGCCGTAGATGCGCGTGCCCACCGTGATGTGGACCGGCAACCATGTCGGATCGATGAAGCTCGGCTCGGTGCCGAAGTCGATCAGCAGCGTGCAGCCGGGACGCGCCACCGCCACGTTCGGATTGGCCTGATCGAAGATGAAATTACGCATCAGGCGGCACGCGCCGGGGAACGTGTTGGTCTGCTCGAAACCGTCCGCCACCCCTCGGGCGATGAACGGGACGGGATGGGCGTTGCGCAGCATGTCAGTCCGTCAGCTTGGTCGGGCGCAGGCTGGAGTGCGGGCGGTACAAGGTCGGATCGAGCTTGACGCGGATCGGCACGTTGAGCCGGTTGCCCTCCATGATCAGATGCTTTCGCAGCATCTCCTCGCCGCTGGAGACAAAGGCGGGCCAGCGATCATCGTTGGTGATCTTCATCAGCTGCGTGGATACCGCGTGCAGCAGGTAGTCCTGATCCAGAAACCACGGCACCACGTTGAAGTCCACGAGTGTCGCCTGCTTCTTGAAGTAGCGCAGCTGGCAGGGCAGCGGTGTGGTGGACAGCGGATAAATCCAGATGTTGGGCGCCACGCCATCGGCCTGCGTCGGGCTCACGTCCACCGCGAAGTTGTACGGATAATTGGTCACTTGCGGCGAAACGATTAGCGAGTCGTACAAGTCCCAATCAATCGGCGTGATCTCGTGCGGAATGCCGTTCACGGTGTAGAACAGGTCGTACACGCGCTGGCAGTTGACCGGCAGCGCAATGGGCCCGTTGACGTTGGCGGGCACATTGAGCGTGCTGGTCACCAGATTCACCCGCAGGTTGCGGTTGATCGACAGGTCATCGAGCACCAGTTGCATCATCTGCTGGCTCTGCTGCGAGTAAGCCGCCGGTGCCTTGGACACCTGCCGCGCGAGCGCGCAAATCTGGTTGGCCGTCATCATGTGCCGTTGTCTCCGCTGTCAAAACCGCCTTCCTCACGCATCTCGGCAAGGCGCTCCTGGCCCTCCTTGATGCTCTTCTTCAACGACTCCACCGCGTTGCTCGCCGCGTTCAGTTCCGCCTGCCGCTTGCTCTTGGCATCGGACTGCTTGGTGGCCGCGACCACATCGCGCAGGCGCTGCTCCTCGTTCAGCGCGTGATCGAGTTGGCGCACCTGATTGTCCAGCTGCTCCTCCAGCAGCGGCACTTCCTGACGCACGCGCTGGCGGTTGATGATCGTCATCGCCTCATCGAACTTGCGGTTTTTCTCGGCCAGCGAATCGCTGGTGAGGAACACGCCCGTGATGCTGATGTTGCGGCCCTGCCCCGCGCCGCTTTGAATCTGGAATCCGTTGGCGACGAGCGGGTCACGCGCGGCTTCATCCATGTGTCATATTCTCCTTTAGCCCATCAGACTGCGGCGCGTGTTGATCACGCCGTTGGGGCCCAGCGTGTTGTTGAACTGACGCCGGTAGGCGTTCTCGTTGCTGCCGCGAATCGAGCGTTCGTGCTGCCAGCAGCGGTACTCGATGTCCATGATGCACCTCATCATGTCCTCGTCCAGGTCGTACACCTGACCGTGAAAGAAGTCCACGCCGTTGATGCGGATCGAGAAGCCGCCCACCGGCGGCAGGTCGATCATGTGCTTGTAGCTTGGCTTGCCATTGTCATCGAGGCTCACCATGTCCAGGTGCGGGCTCACCTTCTCCGAGAGCAGCTGCTTCAGCTTGTTACGCTCGGCCTCGATGGCGTCCGCACGCTGCGCGCGTGCCTCCATCTTCTCGTAGTTCGCCAGCTTCTCGCGTATCTCGGCAGGCAGGTCCAGATCGGCATTCAACGTGAGTTTCTTGTCTGTCATCACAAGCACCTTTCAAAAAAAACGGGGGCCATTAAGCCCCCGGTAACACTCTTGCGCGTTGACCCCGAGCAAGAGAGGGAGGTCTAGTTAGGAAACGGTGCCGCTCGTGTAGCCAGCCGCGAAGGCGCTAGCCGATTCCACGCGCGCCATGAATCCTTGGTTCAAGAAGATCGAGCCGTAAAACACCTTCCAACTCACCACCCGCGTCTGGTTGTTCGGATCGGATTTGTCCGCGCCGGTCAGGTAGTGGAACTCGGCGTCGGCCAAGGTGACCTGACCGTAGGCCCCGCGCCCGATGAAGTAGGTCGGGAACACGGTGACCCCTGCCGTTGGTGCCTGCGGCGGGGTCTGCGCCGCGCCGATGCCGGTGATGACCACGCTGGTGTTGGGCGGCAGCTGCACGGCGTTGCCTGCGAGCGGGCCGGAGGTCGGGCCCAGCGCGGTCAAGCCGAGGTTGGAGATGGTGGCCGTGCTGCTCACGTAGATGTTGAACACGTAGCCCGGCACGTTGGGCGTAGTGACCGCAATCGAGCCGGTCGGGCCGGTGACCGAGATGCTGCCCGAGGCGGCATAGATGCGCTGCTCGACCGAGGTCTGCGCCGGTGCGCCGGTGACCTGAATGTTGTAGGTGGCCGAGGTGGCGAGCGAGCCGCCGGTGGCCGAGGCCGTGCCGCTCACTGCCGCCACGCCCACCCAATAGGGGATCATGTTGGACGAGCAGAAGCGCACCCCGCCCCACGCGCCAAGCTCGTTGTTGTAGAGCCGGTTGACATCGCTGAAGGCCCACGCCTGCACCACCGATGCGTTCTGGCGCAAGTCCTGCGACACCAGCGGATGCACCAGCGCGACGTAGTGCTCCATGACCGCAGGCGAATTGCTGCCCCGGTTGGGCGAGCGGTCGGCGTCGATCTTCATGTCCTCGCGCTCGTCGCCCATGAAGCGCGGGGCGCCGTAGGTCGTGAGCGAGCCCACCACGCGCGAGACTTCCAAAGGCGTGAGCACGTCGGTCGCGGTGAGTGCGCCGCGTGTGGCACGCCCGTTGGCGAAATTGACCTGCACGCCCGACTGCAGGGTCGTGAAGGTGTTGCGCTCCAGGGTTTCGGGCAGCTGCATGCCCACCAGTTCCACCGCTTTTTTGAACAGCGGGTGCTTGATGGTCAGATCGGCCACGTCGGTGATGATCACGCGGTCGCCCCACTGCTGCGCGGTCGCCTGCACCTGCTGCAACGTCATCGCCGATCCGGGCGGGGCTACACCTTCGGTCAGCGGCTGGAACGGCAGCGGCAGACGCTCGTAGCGCGAGGCGGTGTAGGTCAGGCCCGAATGCGCGGGCAAGTCGAGCGGATCGCCGAACTGATAGGCAATCAGCTGCCGCCGCGCCAGTGGCAGCGTCTTGTCGGCAATGTAGTTGCTGACATCGGCTGCGAAGGAGGCTTGCTGATTGACCAGACCCGGCGCGAAGAACCCGCCGGGCAGGAACGGTGCAAGCAGTTGCAGAAGGATGCGGCTCATACGCTCTCGACTCCCCTATAAAAGACGAGCCGACAATCGACCCGTCAAATGCGTTGACCGAGTAGCCGCTTCTCACGCGCCTTAGCGTCGTCGCGGCGCGCTCCCCGGTTGCTGGCATCGCTGCGGTTGCCCGGAGGCTCGCCACGGCGCTGCGTGATGCGTGCTTCTGCTTCTTCCTTGCGCTTGCTCGGCTTGCCCTTCGACTGCTTGATCACTTGCTCGCCGAGAATGAGCGCCAGCAGTCCCATGCGCGGGGCATTGCGGCCCGCGTTGCGCATGGTGGTCAATCGCTTCTCCACTTCATCGCGGTGCTTCTGCGCCAGTTCGTTGCCTTGGCACTCGGTCGCAAACTCGATGGCGTCGAGCTTGTCGGCCAGCACGCTTTCCACCTGTTGCTGGCGCTGCTGCGAACGCTGCTGCAGGCGCTGCGCCGCGTTGTACAAACGCTGCTCGTACTTGAGCCCCGCCGCTTCCTCGCGGCGCTGCATCTCGGCCTCTTCCTCGGCCTCGTTGCGCGTGGGCGCTGCCGGTGTGCGCGCCGCTCTGGCCTCGGCCTCGGCGCGCTCGCGCGCTTCGCGCTCCTGCGCCAGCCGCGCGTTCAGCCGCTCGATTCGCCCCTGCCGCCGCCCGGCCTTGGGCGCGGCGCCGTCGTCAGGCTCCGATTCAGCCTCACCCTCGTCGCCCTCGCCCGCCTCGCCTTCTTCGTCGGCTGGCTCGGCGGGTTCGTCGGCAGACTCGTCCGTCTCGCCCGCCTGATCTTCGCCTGCACCTTCGCCCCCGCCGTCATCTTCCCCCACACACGGACACAACCAGCCGCCCGGCAAATACGCTGCCAGCAGCCACTGCCATAGCTTGCTCATGCACTGCTCCTCTGTGAGTTACGCCCACAAGTCGAACGGTGAGTAACGTCCCACCACTCGGGTACCGCGCCTGCCTACAGCGACAACGATCCCATGTTGCGGAAGTTGATGGTCGTGCCGCTGGTCACTGTCATCAAGAAACGGCGCGTGGTATTGGTCGCAATCGTCGCCGTCCCGGTAATCGTCGTGCTGCCATCGCCCGCCGTCAGCGTCCCGGTCTGGCCGATGTTGTTGTTAACCACCGTGACCTCCTTGGCGAACGTGCCGTCCTTCACCAGCACATTTGAAAATGCACTGAGCAAGGAGTTGGTGGAGGGCAGGGTCAAGGTGAACCCGGCGCCGTTGGTCACGTCCAGAAAGATCACGCCCTGCAAGACCTCGGCGGCGGTGAGCGCCTGATTGTTGCCCGACAGCGCGCCGGTCTTGGTGACCGGCGTGGGCGCGACCAGATTGGCGTTGTGCCACAGCGCCGAGAGCGGCACCGCAGCCGAGGGCGCGACCCCGGTCAGGTTGGGGAACAGCACGCCCGGACGCAGCCACTGCTGCAACACGCTGGATAATCTGAGCATGGCGTCAGGCCACCATGATCGCGGGCCACGAGAACGCGCCCTGATAGGAGATGGTCGGCGCGGTGTTGAGCAGCGCGGGCCTTGCCGCCGTGATGTTGGGGACCGTGCTGTCGGTGGCAAATGCGGTTGCCACCGGCAAGGCATACGTCAGCTGATAGGCGTTGGGCACGCTCGCTACCGTAAACGTGCCGTTGAATGCGCTGTTGCTCATGTTCGCCACGATCGCGCTGCCTGCTGCCGCCAGCCCGTGCGGCGCCGAGGTGGTGAGGGTGACCACGGCGCTGCTGTATGACATGCCGATGATCGGCACCGGGCATGCGGTGAAGCGCCCGACATACATGCGCGCTGCCGTGGTGAGGATCGTGGTGGTCCCGGCCAGGGTGATGCCGCTGGCGGTGACCAGCGTATCCGTGCCGCTGTTCAGGTTGACGTGCAGGTGCGTCCACGTCGAGCCCAGCTGCGCGCCCGGATAGGCGGCATAGAGATCGGCGGCGGTGGACATGGTGACGTTCACCGCACCCGAGGCGCCGGTGTGGACGTGAATGCCGCCGAGTTCCATCGCGGGCGTCTTGGTGTAGGCCGCACCGGCTTGGGTCGTGTAGCCTGCGTTGCCATACGGCCCGCCGACGTACTGCGACCACGCATTCAACTGCTGGCTGATGGCGGAAAAGTCGGGCACGGCACCAGCGGCCATTTGCTGGTTGCCCGGACCAAAAGGCTGAAGAATTGGCATAGTCGCTCCCCGGTTATGCTGCGCGAAAATTGCTCTCAAATACCCTGAGTGTCAAGTTTCCGACACCTTACGGCGCCCGCGTGCATCGGCCCGTGGTAGCGGTCAGGAACTCAAAGAAGAAGTCGGCCTGCGTATTGGTTGCCACCACCATCGAGCCCACCAGCGTCCAACTCGCATCGGTGGCGTTGGTCACGGTGGTGCTGAACCCGGTCGTGTTCCAGATCGTGAAGACGTAGGCCGAGCCCGGCTGGCCGTAGGCCGAGTTGTACAGGTTCGCTACCGTGGGCAGTTGCGTATTGCGCCCCGCCGTCATGTTGTCGCGCCAATAAATCTGGCCCGCCATGAACTCGGTGTTCATGGTGACGTTGGCATCGGTGGAGTCTTGGTAGGCCCGCCTGAACCCCGAGAGCTTCATCAGGTCGCGGCGCTTTTGCAGCATCGTGAAAGTGATGTTGCCCGCCGTGGTGTGGCGAATCTGCGCCTCCACCTCCATGCGCTCGGGGATGGACGTAAACCCCGCCATCGTGACGTTGAGCCCTGGAATCAGACCCCACAGATAGCCGCTGTTGTTCACCAGCGGCACCGTGACCGACTGACCCACCGCCAGCCCCAACTCCGAGATCAGAAGGGCGGCGGTAGGCAGCGTGTCGTTGGTGTTGGCGGTGAGCCCGCTGCGCGTCAGGCCGCACTGCTTGAGGAAGTAGGACGCCAACAGCGTGACCGCCCCCACCGTGCTCTCCGTGATCGCGTTGCTGGTCCACGATTGATGCTTGGGCGTGGTCACCAGCGGCGACTGCGTGATGCCGCGAAGCCCCGTCATATCGACCGGGTCTTCAATCGAGATGCGCGGGGCGGCGTTGACGGCGGGCTCGATGAAGTTGTTGAGCGTGTAGTTGGACGAGCGCAGGATGACCTGCTTCATCGTGTGATAGGCGGTGGAGGCCACCGAAGTATCGAAGTTGATGCCGTCGTTGCTGGCGCTGGCGCCCGACTGCAGCGCGATGTAGGCTTGCGGGCAGGGCTGATCCAGCTTGATGACACCCGCATGGGTGGTGGCGGCGGTGAGGAAGACGTTGGGCAGCATGGTCACGGTCTGCCCCACCACCGTGTCCACCGTGTAGTTGCCCGCCATCGTAAAACCGTCGGCGGAAAACGAGTTGATGCGCTCGTCGTTGTTGACCTGGGTGTCCGCCGTGGCGCCGAAGGCGCCCTGAAAATCCGAACTGACCCCCGCCACGATCACGACATTGCCCGGCGCGAACGTGTGGACGACGTTGGGCTCCAGCACGCAAGTCAGCACCTGGGCTGCCGACACGGTGCACGACTGCAGCCACCGGCGCGCGCCCCGGTTGATGTCCCACAGGTCGATGCGCTGCCAAGTGTTGTGACCCGTGCCCTGCGTCGGGATGAACATGCCGTGCCCGCCCGCACGGACGACCCGCAGCCGGTTCACGTAGAAGTCGGCAAAGGCGAACGAGCCCCAGCCATCCCCGCCCGACTCCTCGATGTCCAACTCCTCGATGCTGCCCCCGATCATGGTGGCGGTGGTAACCCCGGCCATTCCCACGCCGCGCGCGTTCCAGATGCGGTTGCAGCCGGTGAACTTGATACGCGCCACCATCTTGCTGCGCAAGGTCGTGCTGGCAGGCACGAAGTTGACCGCCGCCTGCACAGTCGCGGGCCAGCCGGTGTAGGCTGCGCCTGCGTTGCCGCAGGTCCAGATCGTGTTCTCGTGGACGTTGATGTCCAGTGCCCCGAAAAAGCCGCTCTCCGCCGAGAAGTACAAGCCCGCGAGCAAGATGTCGCGGATCACGTTGTAGGCGATGGTGCAGGCACCCGCGCCGTTCAACGCGATGCCGCGCGCGCGCCCGATGTGGATCAGGTTGCTGATGATGGTGACGTTGCGCGTGCGCGGGCGCGTGGCGCTGCTGGTGTGGCACAGCAGCGCGATGCCATCGTCGGCGGTGTTGTGGATATAGTTGCCCTGCAGCCACAGGTTGTAGCCGTTGATGATGTGGATGCCGTCGGCCCCGGAGTCGTAGACCTCGCAGTTCCACATGCCCCCGTCATGCCACTGGTCGGTCGCGTACAGGCACACCGCCGAGGCCCAATACATCTTGACGCCGTAGAACCTGGCCGAGCAGTTGCGCAACTCGAAAATGTCGCTCTGGTTGACGTTGCGCTGGCGGTAGATTTGCGGGAACACCGCGCGCCCGCTGCCATCGAGCGGGTTGATCGGGTAGGTGACCGTGGTGTTGGGCACCGCTGCCTGTGGCACTCCGCCAACGACAACTGCGATGGTGATGTTGATGCCGTTGGCATCGACCGCTTCGACGCGCGAAACGCCGGTGGCATAGGACGCGCCGCTCGCGCCCACGATCCAGGGCGTTTGCACCTGATCGCCGACCGCGAAGTCGTGCGGGCCGTCGGACACATCCAGCGTGAGCACCGCGCCGAACCCATCGCCTAGCGCCGCCACTGCCGTGATGTCGTAGTGGCGGTACTTGCGGTTGCGAAATTCCCCGCCCTGCCACACGCTGGCCCCGCCGAAGATCGGGATGCTGGTGGCGCCGACTTGGTTGGCCTCGAAAACGACCCCCGGCGCGCAGTAGAGCATGCCGTTGCCGGTGATGCTGTTCCAGCGCCCGGTGTACTGATACACCCCCGGCGTGAGCACCGCGACGTTCAGGCCCGCATTGAGCGCGGTGCAGATCGCCAAGCAACCCGTGAGGTTGTTGGTGACCCCGCCGTCGCCCGTCAGGTCGGTGGGCGTGACCCAGCCGCGCGACCACTGCGCGACGTTGGGCGTGCCTGGATTGATGGTGGCAACCCAGCCCTCGCCGAATCCGGTCATGTCGGGCAGGCCACCGCCACCCCCGCCCCCGCCGCCGCCGCCCCCGCCGCCGCCGAGAATCTGGCGCTGCAGGTTGTTCAGGATGCCGTTGAGCGAAACGACGTTGGGGCCTTGGCCGTCCCACTCCAGATCGGTTGCGGCCTCGATGGGTACATTGTCGAACAGGCGCGTCATCTGCTTACTCCTCCCGCCCCAAGACCTGCACGGTGAGCGCCCCGCCAGTCAGGGCCACGCCCACCTGCACGGTGATCGCGCTGCCTGCGGGCAGCAGCATGCCGCCTTCGAACTCGCGCACGAAATTCGACAAGATGCCGGTGACCGCGCTGGGCGTCAGGCGCAGGCAATGAATGCCAATGGTGATGCCCCCGCACAGCAAGGTGATGATCTCGGTGGCGTTGGCCCCGGTGATGGTCGAGCCGCCCGCCTCCATCGAATAGCTCGCCATGCGGATTGCCTTGCCCGCCGCCGGTGTCCACACCGCGACTTGGGTCGTGCCCGAGGCGGCAACCACGCTCGCGCTGCGCCAAGTGTCGTAGAGCAGCTGGCCCTTGATGACATCGAGCGAGTCCATCGGCTATTCCTCGCGCCCGAACACCATCGTGCTGATCAGCCCCGCCGTCAGCGCGGTGCCCATCTTCACCGTCAGCGTCTCCCCGCGCGGCAGCAGCAGCCCGCCCGCCCAGCGCCGCTCGTAGAAACCGTACAGTCCGGCAATCGCCGCATTCGACAGGCGCGGGGAGAACACCGCGACGACGAAGTTGGTTGTCGCGATGGTGATGGTCTGCGTGCCCGCCGCTCCCAGCACGGCAGGGCCGGGCACCTCCACCCACAGGTGCGACAGGCGAATCTGCATGCCGCTGGCCGGGGCCCAAACCGTGAGCGCGTTGGTGCTGCTGGACGAGTCGGTGGTGGTCTGCTTGACCGTGCCGTAGAGCACCTGTCCCTTGATTACATCGGGTGAATCCATCTCAGCCTCTGCTCATAACGTCTGGGGATGCGATCTGATCCTGATGAATGGCGCCGGGCGGCTGCTGGGCGTTGCGCAACGGCATGACCTGTGCGCCGGGTCGCGGGGTGCCAGCGACGCCGGGGCCCGTGCCCCCCGGCACGCCGGGCGTTCCGTTGAGGCTGGGCCCCGCGATCTGCGCTTTTTGCTGCATTTGTTTCTGGTGATCCATGATGTGCTTGGCGAACGTGCGCGCCGGGTCGCCGGTGGCCTGCGCGCCCGCCATGTGGCTCATCATGTGCGCCACGTCGTTGTCCATCGGATGCACCGCCACCGAGAAACCGTTGGCGAGCAGTTCGTCCTCGACCGAGGCGGGCATCGACAGCTGATCGCGCTCATCGATGATGACCTTGGGCGCCAGCTGCGGGCCGAACACGGTGGAGATCATGTCCTCGATGATCGGGGTGATGTCCACGCGCTTGCCGTTCAGCGCCTCGGGCGGCACGCCGCGCAGCACGTTCATCGCCGCGATCTTCTGCTGGATGCGCGCAATCGAATTGGTGAAGTCGGTGCCGAGCCAGTTGAATTGATACTTCTTGGTGAACTGCTGGGGCTTCACCCGCTCCATGTGCGCCTGCAGCCCGACCTCCCCGCGCGTGAGCACGTCCAACTCGTCCACCCGGTACTGCTGGTCCAGTTCGAAGATCAACTCCACCAGTGGATTCAACACGCGATCCTCCACGTCGGAGGCCACGTCGGTCGCGCCGATCTCCTGCTCCTGGCCCACGGCGGCGACCTGCGAGTTGTTCTTGCGCCCCTGCGGCATCGCGCCCAGCGCGTACTCGGTCACGTTCATCGATTGGCGCACCTGCATCTTCAAAAACTCGATGATCTGTTGCGCGTGCTGATACACCGGCGGCAGCGCCAAGGGCTGCGTGTCCTGCGGACTGGTCGGCCACACCGCCGCCATCGTCATGATCAAATTCTGGTACTGCGGATTTTTCTGCGGATCGGTCATGATGACCGGGTTGAGCGCGTACTTGGCCGCGTCGTTGCCGATGTTGTGAACGTCGTTGATGTCCCACTGCAGCGAGCGAACCGGCTCGATGACCGGCGTCCCCCAGAACGAGCCCGGCTGCTTTTTCACCGGCACGCTGATCAGCGGCAGGCGCTTGCACCAGTACGGATTGGCGAGGATGCCAAGAGGCACGCCGTCATGGCGATACCACACCACCGCAGGCTCGCGGTGCTCGCCGTCCAGTGTCAGCTTGAAGTGCGCCTCGTACACGCGCGCATGCACGTCGGTGCCGTCCACATCGATGCCCAGCTGCTCCAGCACCTTGACGCCGATGGACTCGGGATTCTCGCCGTACTGATCGAAGGCTTCCATCAACTCGTCGCAGCGCACATTGACGAACACGCCACGGTCGATCATCGACTGGACTTTAGTCTCCGAATACCGATGGCATATGACCACGATCTCGGCCTTGCGCAACTCGTCAACCGTCGGCGGTATGACAGCGACATCGAGCGTGGGCACCACCGAGATGTCCGGGCAATTCTCGGTGTACTCCTGGTCCTCGATATCGGCGTAGGTGTCATCGGGGCTTGGCGTGCCGTCATCGAGTTGCGCCTGCTTTTCCACCACGCGCGTGACCTGCTTTTTCTCGGCGTACCAATCCACGTACAGCTGCCACTGGCCGGTGACATCGCCCTGCGTGAGCATTGCTTCCAAGGTGGTGCGCAGCCCCGACTGGCGGATGTAGTACTCCAGCAGCGAGATGGTGGCGTAGGGCGTCATGCCGTCGGACGACACGCCCTCCAGATTGCGGCCCCGCACCGGGAACAGCTGCTTTAGGATTTTGCGACCGCGTGCATCCACGCAATCGCGCACGACCGGCACGTAGCCCTGCGAGAAGCCGCTGTACGATTGGTTGTCATCGAGTCTGCAGTTGTAGATGTTCCAGTTGCTCTCGATCTTCAGCCGCCACTCCTCATCGTTGTCGTAGGCTTGGCGGATCGTCTTCCAGCGCGCCTCGGCCACGGTGAATGCGGTGCCGTCTTTGCGGCGTGCGAAGTTCTTGGGCTTCTTGGAACCCTTGGCAGGCTCGGTCTGATCGACCGAGTTCTCGATGTCCGCCTCGACCGGATCGGTCGGCGGCGGATTGCGCGACGCCACGCTAGCGGCGCTTGGACTTCTTCGGCATGGTCCCGGCCAGCCCTACCATGCCGGGATTCTTCGGGCCCATTTTGATCTTGGGATATTTGACGCTGCTGCCCGCAGGCTTCGTCTGCGGCTTGGCTTTGGCTTTCATGACACTCCCCCGGTTGAGTGCTTGAGATGCAGTGCTGCGCTGTTTTACAGCGCAGACTGCCGGGGTGTCAACTTTCCGACACTCCTTCTATGGCGCTTCCTCAACCGTGGGACGGCTTCAAACAAACGCTTGAGGCCGTTGTTACCCCATTCCTGCGTGCGCGCCATGTGCCAACAGTAGGCGTGCGTGCGCTGTTCGCGCTGCTCGAAAGGCCCGCTCGGATAGCTCCGCTGATCCGGCTCAATAGGCCGATTGCAGAGAGGGCACAAAAATTCGTTTCCTATATATATATAGAGTGAAAAAAAAGGCGACACTTTGACCGTCTGGGTTTGGAGACTAGCGCGGACGGGCGTAAATGTCGGGCCGGGTCGTCATGAACTGGCGCCCGCCCACGCTGGCGTAGTTGGCTTGGGCCGCAGCCCCCTGCCCGCGCATGACCTGATACAGCATGCATTCCAGGCCCGCGACTGGCGTGCGGTGCAGCCCTTCGACCGGCTCGTCGGCCAGCCGCCCGGCTTTCATCGGGATGGCGTAGCCGCCCATCAGCCCGGCGATCAAGTAGCGGCACTCGGGCGAAACCAGCAACGCCCGCTGGCCCCGGATCGTGGTGCGCACGCTGTCGTTCAGGCAGGCGAGGCTTTCCTGATAGTAGCCCCCGCGTGCTGGCTGTATGTTCAGTCCGCGCAGATGGCGGTTCAATTCCAGCCGCGTCCACTCATCGAACACGTCGGCAGGCGAGTAGGCCACCAAGGAATGACGCCCAAGCTCGCCTTGCGCCGACATCCAGATCGAGCGAACCGCATCGGCCACCGCCCCCGGCTCCACCCACTCGCGCAGCAGGTAGAACGCCAACCCCACCTGCTGCACCGCCACACAAGTGACCTCGGTGCTGGACTGGTTGAAGGCGAGCATGATCGCGCCGGAACGCTGGGGCTGCGCGTTGACGGACACGTTGGCATCGGAAAACTCGCCGTACACCGGCTCACCGGGCCGCATCTTCACAATATAAGCCAGCGCGTTGACCACGTTGTCGTTCTTCGACGGAAAGCGGCGCATCTCCTCCACCAGCTGCTGGTGCGCGCCGCGCCCGCCCACCAGCACAATCGCCCGCGCCCGGCAAAACGGCTGCAGCGCCCCCCGGATGAAGTCGTGCTTGCTCTTGTCGTTGGGCGCGCGCAGATCGACCAGCGGCAGCACGGTGTTGCGCTTGATCATCTCGGCGCGGATCGGCTCGCGCATCCAGTCCTCCAGCGAATCGCTCTCCACCCCCAAGCCGATAGGCCGGTACTGCTCGTTCACATCGAACAGGTCGTTGATCATGTCGGACGGCTTCCAGTTCATGCCGCCCGAGAGCACGACGTAGATCGTGTTGCCGTGAAAGGCGGCAACCACCCGCCCGTAGTTGTCGGATTTCCGATCCTTGGTGCGCGCCGGATCGTACATCGCCCACACCGGCAGATGGTCGGTTGGCAGGGCCGGGCATTCCTGCAGGTCGCGCTCATCGAAGTCGGCGAGTTCGTTGGAGCGGGCCCGCAGCATATATTCACGGTCGAAGTCGTCCGACAATCCCTGCCGTTCGAACAGCGCCTTTTGATTGCGAATCCACGGCAGGCCGAAGCGCGACTCCCACAGCGGCTGCGCATCCTCGTCCTCCGGCTCGCCCAAGCAGATCGGGAAGTACAACCGCATCCAGCTGTCGTCTGTGCGAAGGCGTACCGGCAGGCAGTCGGTACCCTCCGGCGTGCAGTTCACGCGGATGCGCCCGCGCTTGGGATCGAGCGCCGGGATCACCTCGGCGTACAACCACGACACGGTGGTATCGACCGCCTCCTTGGAGGCCACATCCCCGTTCAGCTTGTTCTCGATGTCGTCCAGCATGGCAAAGGTCGGGCGCGCGTCGTGGTGCAAGCGACCGCGCGGCGACTGGCCCTTGCCGTAGGCGTCGATGCGAACCCCGTTGGTGAGCACGATGGAGTCCACTTTGTCGGTCGCGCCCTTGCCCAGCAGGGTGCCGAACATGCCGATCAGCATGCGGTTGGTCTTGAGCGCGAACTTGATGTTCTCCAGCTTTTCACACGCCTTGTCCCACGTCTCGCCAAACAGCAGGCCGAACGGGAAGTTGGCGTAACAGGCTTCGACCGCGATGAACTCCTGCGCCTTGGTGGTCTTGGCGCTGCCGCGAAAGCCCTCGATCAGCACGCGCTCGTGCGCCGAGCGCCACGCCTGCACGATCTTCAGGTGGATCGCCGGGGTCGCGTCCTCGTGCTTGGCCGAAAACAGCATGTCCAGCGCGAGCGCGCGGTCCTCCGACATGCGCCGCAAAAGCTCGGTGCGGTCTAAATTCACGTCACGACCACGATGGCCCGGCGCGGGCGGTTTCGCACCCGGCGGCGTCGGCAGCGCCGTTTGGGCGGCGGCTCCTGCGGCGCCGCTTCCTCCTGCGGCGGTGGAAAGCGCCACTGCTCCGGGCGGTTGCTGGGCTCCGCATGCAACCACTCGCGCCGCGCCCACAGCACGAACAGCACGTAGGCGCCGAGCAGGGTGAGCCCCAGCCCGATCTGCACCAGCGCGTCGCCGCCGCTCACTCGGTCCTCACTCGGTCCTCATTGGCGCGTACTGGATTGCGGATGCCGGTAGCGGTAGTGCAGCACGCGCGCCCGCATCTCCTCCTCCGACAATCCGCCGTCCAGATACGTCTCCACCAGCAACTGCCAGAACATGGCGCTGCTCGCGCGCTGCGCCATGACATCGAGCATCGCCTGCAGCTGGCCGATCTTGGATTGCAACGCCTCGATGGAATCGCCCTCGTTCATGCGCTCTCCTTGCGCGCGCCGTTGCTGGCGTCGTACTGCCGCTTGAGTTCTTCGCGGCTCCAGCCGCTCGCGTAGTGCGCGATCATCGTCTCCAGCTTCAGGTTCTCGGACACCATCGTATCGATCTGCTGCGCCGCCAGCTGCATCAGTACCCGCGAGGTCTGCGTGCTCGCCACTTCCCGCAGCAGCTGATCGGGGTCCAACTCGCCCGCAATCGCCCGCAGAATAAGCTGTTCCAACTCGCTGCGCATAGTGGACAGATGGCTCAGGCACACGTTGATGGAATCTGACACGGCCTGCGTGTCCATCAGCCCTCCTTGTCTTCGAAGTCGAGCTTCTTCCACGACTCGCCCCACCCCAAGCACGCATCGGCGACTTCCTTGCTCAACTGCTCGCGCGTCATCGCCGGATCGGCAAAATAGCGGTCGAGGATTTCCTGCAAGTCCTTGCACAACCCGCTGGCACTGGCCCACCCCTGCATCGCGTTGAACGCGAAGTTCTCCATGTACTGCGCCTTCAGCTGCTCACTCTGTTCGACTGTGATCATGGCTCACTCCTGGCTCACTCCTGGGCTTTGAAGCATTCGGCAATGGCCGCGCTGAATTTCTTGAACGCCGCCGCATTACAGTCGCCGAATGCCTTGTTGATCCGATCCAGCCACGCCTGATCGCGCGGCTGGCCCGCCGGGCGCTGCTTGTCCGACTCCA